CAAGGTTTTTGGTGGAGATAAGCGGGATCGAACCGCTGACCTCTTGAATGCCATTCAAGCGCTCTCCCAGCTGAGCTATACCCCCAAATTCAGTTGCGCTGTCAGACAGCTTTTGTATTATAGCATATGGGCTGAATTTGTCAAGGGGTATTTTTGTTTTTTTTGGAACTTACAGCAGAAGAAGTCCCAAAAGCTGTTGGTCTGTAAAAGCCGAAGCGGTATATGCTCCGTCCAGGATTGCCTCGATATTGTCAATGGAGTTTTCAATTTCCTTGGAGTACAGCTGTGCGGTGGAAGTAAGATCTCCGCCCAGAATTCTGATTGACAGGCAGGAGATGATCATCAGCTTCACCCGGCTGACCAGATCATAATCGGATACGGACTGGAGCCAGTATCGGTCCACAAAATAGCGGGCCAGGAGCCGGTATTCGTTGGACCAGGGAGCAGGGGAAGGGCTTTTCAGCCGCACGCGCCACGAGTCTGTCAAAATCTCCAGATTCCGGAAGAAAGCAAGCAAGGCTTCGAAATCCGTGGAGACGGCAAACTGCCGGGCTTCTGCAAGGACGGATTCTGCATCAAAGGGCATTTCTTCTTCTCCGTCCAGTTCCGCCTGCGCCTGATAGCCGTACATCAGCGCCAGAGCCAGAGTTTCCGGAACGGAACGGGAGCTGTCGGCAAGAATCTGCCGCATGACTTCCCGGGTCCGCAGAAGAACGGCCATAGCCTCAGCATCGTATTCCGGTGCTTCGCCGCCGGGAACATCATATGTGACAAAGGCGGGAGCTGGGTTGCATAGAATGATTCGGGCGGCTTCCGGGCAGGACAGTTCCAGCCCCAATTCCATGAAATCGCCGTAATCGTGGGTCAGGCGGGGGAACTCCCGGCAGGTTTTGCAGAGGGCGGCTTCGCCCAGTTCTGCCTGTATCCGGCACAGGCCGTCGTCGCGCCACATGGGACACCGGCGGTTTTCGATAGCCATGTAGGTATCGCCGTCCTCTTCATAGAGAACTTGCCGCAGACGGTCACCCAGAGGACCGGGCAGACTGCGGTAGAAGGCAGCTTTCTCCGGGTCTATGGCCACATCCCACTCCTTACAGCAGCTGTCGGGACAGGCGGCTGCAATACAGCGGAAAGAATCAAAATAGTCAGGTTTGATGAGCTTCATATTGCCTCCGAATGTGAGAAGAAAAGAGCGCATACAAACAGTATGCGCTCCTGAAATTCAGGGATTATCGCTGCCCGGACGAATGGCGTACAATGTGGCGGCGGCATCCCGCAGCGCCTGTTTGCTGCCGGCGACGGCATTCTGCAGGTCAGAAAGCTGTGCCACGACCTGATCGGTCATCTGGCTGAACTGACGGGCAGCTTCGTCAACCTGGGCGGTGGCGTCTGCCAAAGCGCCGTTGGCCTGACGGTAGAGATTTTCCGCACGCTCCCGGGCGTATCGCTCGGTGCGCTCGGCACGGCGGTAGGCTTCCAATTCATCTTCCAGACGGTTGCCGCTGGAATTCTGCTGAACCTGTTCGGACAGCTGCGCTCTTTCTGCCTTCACAGCTTCCAGCTCCTGCTCCAGCGCGGAGCAGCGGTCAAAGAGCTCCCGAATCCGGGCCGCCTGCTGCTCCACGACGTTGTCAGTTGCCGGAGCGGGCTGTTCCGTCTGCTTCTTGCGCAGATATTCCAGTTCTGCATTCAGCTGGTTCAGGTCAGCAGCATGCTTGCTGTTGAGAAATTCGATATAGTGGACCACATCCTCCCGGTTGAAGCCGTTGAATGCGGAACGGAAATTCATTTGGGCAGCCATAATGACCTCCTTGCGGATATATTTTTTCAATTATATCACAGAATGCCAGGGAAAACAACTGTTTTCGCCGGTACGGAGAAGATTTGGAAGAAAAATTAATATTGGGACTTTACAAATGGGAAAATACTTGCTATAATAGTCAGGCTTTCAAGCAATGCACCGGTGGCTCAATGGATAGAGCATCGGATTCCGGTTCCGAGGGTTGGGGGTTCGAGTCCCTTCCGGTGTACCAACAGTTATTATCACAAAGCAGTTTGTGAAGATAGCCGTGCCAAGAAATAACGGTCTCCCTTGATGGGAGGCCGTTATTTTATGCAGTTATCAGCTGTTGCGGTACATATCTTGGTACCGGCGGGCTTCTGCCATGTTTTCGATATGGCGCTTGTGCATGAAGTCATACACGGCCAGCATGGCTGCAGGCGGTTCGCCCTTGGTACGCTTGTACTCGTTAATGATCTTGACCACCTCAGTATGAATGGAAGCCTGGTGAGACTCTTCCTGCGTCGAGATGGTATACAGCACCTGTGCCAGGCTGGGATTTTCATCCTTCAGCTCGACGGCCATCTTGGCATATTTCTTGACGTCGCGGATCTCGTCTTCGATCAGTTCTTCAAGCTCTTTGATCAGCTTCATACTATGCCTCCTTAATGTAACGCATCAGCGTATCAATTTCCGGCTGGCCCATCCTGATGGTGCCAATCTTGGGAATGGTAAGTGGGATTTTATCCGCGCCCAGTTTGGGCACGAACGCATTGTACAGCGCATCGACGTTGACCATACCGGAGTTGGCATCGTACACGCCCAGCGCAGCCACAAGAGGATGCGCGCCGTATACTTTGACCAGGTTCGGCAAATTCGCCGCCAGCAGGCCCGCTGCGCCTGCCACGACAGCCTTCTGCCAGCCAGTGAAAGCTGCCGCAATCTCGTTATCAACAAAAAGGGCAAAGCCCCTCTGGATTTGGGTAATGGTTACCATAGACTACCTCCGTAGTAAAATTGGGGGCGGTGATCCGCCCCCGTGGGGATTGTTCCGGTTAAGCGCCGGTGGTGGTTGCGGGAGTGATGGAGACGGTCACATCACCCCAGCCGGGGCAAATGCTGCCATTGGGAACGACCAGTTTGGTCAGACCCATCAGCTGAGCGATCTGGCCCTGGATGCAGGAGATGGTGCCAATCTGAGTGGCGTTAAACACCTTCTGCTCGCACAGCTCGCTCTCCACCTTGGAGAACTTGCTGTCCACGTAGTCCCGCAGTTTGCCAATCTCACCGATGGTGTAGAAATTGGCATCGCGCAGCTTGACCTCGGTTTCCAGTTCTGCGATACGGGCAGACTGGCTGGCTTCGTAGCGGTTCACGGGCATGTTCTCATGACACATACCTGCGCCCCAGGCGTTGCCACCCAGAATGCCACCCAGGGTACCGTTACCCAGCAGACCCAGAGCGGTACCGGCAATGCCGAGACCCAGACCTGCACCGGCTACGCCCTTGCTTGCGTAATCCTTTTCGACTTCGACCATGGTTTATACCTCCATGTAATTTGTAGTACCAAGGTTTCCCTTGATCTACCTACACAGTACCGCAAAATGCGTATCCAAACGCGTATACAATCCACCCGGAAAGGCCACAGAAAACGTAAAAATCCCCTCCCGTTATGGGAGGGGATTCGTTCATCTTCTCCGGGGCGGCAGATCGGTGTACAGCTGGATTCCGTCGTACTTATCCCGGAGCCGCCTGCGGATTTTATCTACTTTGCTGGTGGACATGTGGTGCATCATGGAAGTGTTGGCGATGCTCTTCCCCTTTGCCCAGTCCATCAGCACAATGGTTTCCTCTTCTGTCAAACAAGCATGTGCTTGCATAGCCCCAAGCATTCTTGAGTTCCACAAGAGGTCAACCATAGGCAGTTACTTCCTCTTATACTCCGTCAGCCGGCTCCACAGCGCAGTAAATTTATCGAAGCCGAACATAGCAGCATAAGCAACGAAAATGCCAAGAATCACAGCGCCGACCGCGTAGTACCACATCACGGTAATGGCCAGCACTTCCGCACCGATAAACATGGCCAGCACGGTCAGGGCGATGGAGATTATGAACACCACCAGATCGGTGGGAGTCTTGGGCAGCAGCCGTTTGACCACTTCCACGATCAGCTGCACAGCGGTGGTCAGGGCAAACATGATGCCCAGGATAGCAGAGCCATACTCACAGATGGCCATAATGAGAGCGTCGAATTTCATAGTATGTATTCCTCCGTTAAATGATAGATTGTAAACCTTTCTTTCTCAGGAAGGTTTCTTGATTCTTTTGCGCATCGGTTGCGATCTTGAGTGCTGCGTGCATGTCCCCGTTGCAATGGGCATCGGGGATGCGCTGCACAGCTTTTGCGGTAGCGACGGAAAGGGCAACGGTAGCATTGACGGACTCTACCAAATAAAGTTCCATCTGTTCCCGGTCCCGTTCTTTCTGCTCCCGCTCTTTGCGGTACCGGATGTTATCTTCCTCCCGCTTCTTGTCCCGCTTGAGGATTTTCTGCTGCATACTCCAGACAATGAATCCCACCACCGCGCCGGGAATTCCGGCAGCGGCAATAACAGAGAGCAGCAGCTGCGGGACAGTAAATGTGACAGTACCCATCGGACTCACCTCCTCAAATCCACTCAATCCGGTTGCCCCGGATGAAGTAATGAGAACGGCAGGGCAGGCCGGTAGAATAGACAGAAGGCGACAGAGTCACCTTGCCCGCCTGTTCGACGAATCCCCAACCGTGGTAGTGGCAAGCAATGCATTTGTATGTACAAATGCAAAAATTGCTCATTTTCTTCTGTGTCAGAAGTGAGCATTTTCTGCGCTTGTTGGGAAGAATCCCAAACCCACATAGATCATAAATACATTGTGAGCCACGCCCCGTCCGGTGCTGAGAAGTTATGCGTTTTATCCTTGCCAGAAACAATGTAGTTATGTCAATAAAGAGTTGACTTATAATGTGATTTCGGATATAATTAAGAAAACGAAACAGGAGGTGGAAGTGAGTGACAACGATTCAAAAGGTCGGACAGCGGCTGAAGGAACTGCGGCAAAGTGTAAAGCTATCCCAAAGTAAGATTGCAGCAATTGTGGAGTCCAGCCAACCGGCAATTGCCCGGTATGAAATGGGCGAAGCGCATATCCCGGCGGATGTTCTGCTGAACTATGCCAACTACTTTGATGTGTCTTTGGATTACATCTACTGCCGCACAGACAATCCCCAAGGAACGCATTATGAGAACAAACCCAAGGTCGAGAAGATCTACCCGGAGATGGAAAAGTTCATTGAGATGTGCTTTGATCCCGGTTCGCCCATGAACGAGCGACTAAAGGAATCCTTGCTTCAGATGATGAAGGAGGGGGCAGAATGAACGCAGTCATTTATGCTCGTTATTCCTCCGACAATCAGCGGGAAGAATCCATCGAAGGTCAGATTCGGGAATGTACTGCCTTTGCGGAAAAGAACGGCATCACGATTCTAAAGCACTACATTGACCGGGCTTACTCTGCCAAGACGGACAATCGCCCGGAGTTCCAGCGGATGATCAATGACAGCAGGCAAAGGCTGTTCGATATTGTCCTGGTGTGGAAGCTTGACCGCTTCGCAAGAAACCGCTATGACAGCGCCAACTACAAGAACATCCTCAAGAAGAACGGTGTCCGGGTAGTATCTGCCAACGAGCCGATCTCTGACCGCTCCGAGGGCATTCTATTGGAGTCCATGCTGGAAGGATTTGCGGAATACTTCTCTGCAGATCTTGCGGAAAAGGTCAGCCGGGGCATGACGGAAAATGCTTTGAAATGCAAGTTCAACGGTGGTAATCCTACTATCGGATTCACTTCCGACAAGGAGCAGAACATTCTCATCGATCCGGTGAAAGCACCTTTCGTGTTGGATGCCTTCAAGATGTACGATGATGGTGCTACCATGT